GGGGCGGGGTCTCAACGCCAACCCAGAAGTCTGAGCCGTTTACGTAGGTCAGGAACTTCGCCTCGGTGCCCGTCAAAGCGTTAAGCGCAGTCTGCACAGCGGTCGCATCGGCGTAATTGCCAGCGGGCAGCAAGTAGGTTTTGTGCGTGCCGTTTGAAAAGGTAACGTCGAACAACAAAGGCGCGGCCAAGACAGCGGCAAAGTTGTCCAGCCCTTTGCCCTTCATGTTGAACCAAACCAAAATGTCGAGCGGGCTGTTGATGCCCGGGGCGGCTGCGTTTGGTTTGCCGATAACGCTGTTACCAACTGGCGCTGTGAACGCAGTGTTCGCCAAGAATGGGATGTTAGGCCCGCCAGTCGCGGGTTTGTATGTACCTTGGTACAGCGATCCAGCAGCAATCGCCGCTTGCATCGACTGTTTGTTCACTGCGTCCAACGATCCTGTTGGCCCTGTGCGCGGGTCAAGCACGTTGACGATGTTGAAATTGCCCATGTTGAGCGGGCCATCGGCCAGCACTTTGGTCGTGGTTGTGATGCCACCACCGCCGCCGCCACCGCCGCCGCCGCCTGCGCCCATGCTGAACATGCGCCGCCAAACTTGGTCGTCAAAATAGTTGGCGCTGGTCGATCCTTTGGCCACCCAAACGCTCTTATTGAAGTTGACCACATCACCGCGTGAGTAGGACTCGCTCAAGCGATACTCGCCTCGGTACGATCTGATGGGCGTGCCACCCTCGTCCTCGATCTGCTGATATACCGCATCAATCCAAGTAAGCACCGCGCCCTGCGTGATCTCTTTGACCACGTCATGCAAACCATCAAGCTCGGCCTCAAGCACGCTGCCGTCGCTCATGGCCATGAATGCGCCTGCGGTTGTGTACTTCACCGCTACGATGGTGGGAGCGTCAGCGCCGTTGCGACCGTCAAGACCCTTCTCACCCTGCTGGCCACGGGCACCTCGCTGGGTGAACATGTGGCCTTTGCCGTCCCACCAAATAAAGGTGGATCCGCCATCAATAAAGAGGTCGCCGTTTTCATATGCGCGGTCAGCCTTCAGGCCTGTCCACTCAAACCCAGCCGATCCAACCCGCTCCCAATCGCTGCTGCCTGGCTTGTCAGCCGTGTCACGCAGTGCCTTGTAAATCTTGCCAATGCCGTGGGTGACGAAAGCACCCTCCCGGAAAACTCCGGGGGCCCATGCCTTGGTCTCCAAGCCCAAACCCGGCAAGCCTGTTTCACCTCGGGGGCCGGAGGGCAGGGGAACGAACACCGAAACGTCATTGTCCATCACCAACGTCATGGACTTGTCGTCATCGCTCATCTCAACGGATTTGATCCCAATGCCAGACTCGCCGCGCAGCTTCTCGATGAAGTCAGGGTCTGCTTTGATGGCCTTGGCCACCTCGGACAGCTCAACGCTTTTGCCGTCAGCGCCGTCTTTGCCGTCAATGACCTTGATGGCGTCAACTTTTGCTTGCAAGTCGCTGAGGTTTTTTTCTACAGCGACAACGGCCTCGACCACAGGCGAGACTAAATTGGCGAGGTCTTTTTCAAGCATGACGGGCCTTTGTGAAGATGTTTTCAATCAGCGCCTTGGCGACTTCCATGTCGACAGACTTTTCTGGCGCTTCTGTCTTTGGTGCGTCAGGGTTTTCCCTAACAGCTGGCGCTGCTGGCGCTGGTGGCGGGGTCTCTTTTGCCTTGATCTCGGCATCAAGGACATCGCCAATCTTGTCGATGGGTGTCATTTGCCGCTGGAGATAAGCAACGCCGCCGCCATCGACGGGGCTCATGCCCTCTTTGGCTCGGGCCTCGTCTGGGGTCATCAAGCCGCCTTGAATGGCTTTGGTCAAGCCGTCGATCCTGGCGGCAAAGTCTGTGCGCAGCAGTGCAGAGGTGTCCAGCTCGATGCTTTCGTTGTTGGGCAGTGCGAACAAGCGGTCGAAGGCTCGCTCGATGTGCTCCAAGTAAGAGCCCAGCGAGATGGACATGAAGGAGTGAATCATCGACTCGGCGTTGCTGAGTGTCGCGTTGGACATATCCCCAATCATTGCCGGAGGCACGCCAAAGCAGCGGCAGATCTCTTGCAGGCTCATGCGTTGAGCCTCGACCAGTTGGGCGTCTTGGCTGCTGATCGAGAGCTGTTGGAACTTCAGGCCACTGGAAAGGATCGGGATGCCGCCGGAAGCCCACTTCTTGGACTGCTCCTCAAAGGCCGAGCGCAGCGTCATCATTTGCTCTCTGGTCAGTGTGTTGTCGGTTGACAAAACGCCGGATGGACGGCTCATGCGATTGAAGAAGGCCGCTTGGTTCTGCGACAGTGCCACGTTGATGCCGATGGCCAGCGCTGCCGACTTGATGGGTGACTCACCGATCAAAGGATGGCGCGGAGTGTGAAAGCGCAAGTGCAAAATGTCACGGGCTGGAGCGATGAAGTCAGAGCCACCACTGGCCAATGGGGAAGCGCCCACCGAATAGAAGATTGCCTTTGTCTCGGGGTCGATGATGGGGGAGCAAGCGCCACGGGGCAAGATGTTGAGCGAGGTGATCTCGTTGCGGTCGTTACGGCTGGCAATCGCAAAGGCTTCTCCATCAAACAAGGTTGCGGCCACCAAATTCAGCAAAAAACCGGGCGTTACTTGGTAGCTGTTGGGGTTGCGCAGCGTGCGATAAGCCGCCGAATTAGTCACCTCAGAGACAACGCCGTTGGCCTCTTTGCGTTTGTGGGTTGGGTAACACTGGGAAATTGCCCGACTGATGGCCATCACGCACGCATAGACCGTCGGCACGTTCTTGGCTTGAAAGTCGCTGATCTCCAGATTGCGCTGCCAGCCATCGCCATAGGATTCGATGCCGTAGAAGTTGCCCAGCTCACCCATGCCGCTGAACGGGCCGCGAGATGCGCCTTCGAAGCCCATGAGCGCCTTGGCTTTGTCGAGCAGTTTCATGCTTCGCCCTCAGTTGATGCCTGATCTGACTTTTTGCGGTAGCTGCGCTTCGGTGTCATCACTTTGGTGACGTACTCAGCGTCCTGCTCCTCGTAGATGTCGTAACCGTAGTGCTTGATGGCCGTGCCTTCTGCGACCATTTTTTCGGCTTCCGCTTGGGTGATGTGTTGGGCTCGGCGATAACCGCCGATGTTTTTCATAATGATAGACATTAGACCTCCAAAGCTTTTACAAACACCCAGCGGATGCTTGTAAAAACCCCCGCCGAAGCGGGGGAGTGGTTTACCAAGTCAACCCTGTCAAACCTTGCACAGCTGCCACACCGCGCAGGCGTGCCCAGCTTGTTGGGGCCACCATGCGGATGCCCAACGAGTAGGTCTGGAAAAACGAACGGGCCTGATAACCAGCTTGGGCAGCACCAGTCGAGCCAACCACGGCGATACCGGAGTTAACAGGAACTTGGCCTGCCGTGCCCACTGCGCCGATTGCAGCTTGAGGCGAAGTCGCTGCCATAGTGGGAGCTGTGCCGTTGGCGTTGCTCTCAACCACGGTTGCCACATCGGACACATCGAACATCGGTGCGTCGAAGGCAGTAGCGATGGTGCTTGCGTCGACCAAGATGGCGGTATTGGCAGGCACGTGCATTGAGCTGATGATCTCGATGCCGAGCAAACGGCCTGCTGAGACTTCATCGGCAAATGCTCGCTGGCCCAATGGGTTCATCATCAAGGACAGGTTCAAGCGGTTGGCGCTGTTCACAATCAGCACGGGACGAGCACCCAGACGGGCGTTTGTCATCGCGGTAATCATGGTGCGCATGTCAGCCATCACAGCAGCCTCGCCGCCGCCTGCGGTGCCAGTGCCTGTGGTCACGCCTTGCAGCAGACCATCAGGGCGCACGCCTTGAACGGCAGCGCCAGCAGACAACAAAGCGTTGTCGAGCACTTGAGCATAAGCCTCAGTCAAAGCATCGCGCAGCAAACCCTCGATGGCGGGGGTGGAGCGCTCTGCAATCTCTTTGGACATGGTGGTGATGGCCGCCAATTTGTAGCGGTTCATCTTGGCAGAGCCAAATGTGAACGATGTCAATGGGATGGCACCCGCTTCTCCAACCCATGCTGGCTCTGTCAATGTTGCGCCCAGTGCGTTGCGCATCGGCACCGTGATGCTGTCATAACCGTTGAAGTTCAACTGCTGCGACTTAGCTGCCAACTCAGCGGCCACGGAAGTGGTGCGCAAGGTGTTCATAAAACCCTGAATGTCGCTCTGGACAAGCTCGGCGGCCCAACCAGTGGTGGTGGTCATTGCTGGGTTAACAACAGACTTCTCGACATAGTCAAAGGAGGCTTTGAGCTGGTCGTCGCCTTGGTAGCGAGTTGCCAGAACTTCGTCCACTTGCTTGCGCTGAGCGTAAGCGATGGTCTTGGCTGCGGCCATTTTCCAGAAGAGAGAACCATCGGCCTTAGCGTCGCGCTTGAGTGTCGGGATAACTGCGGGAGCAGCGGGAGCGGCAGCG